GCCGTCCATGATAATAATACCACCTTTAGTTTTTTCTGCTTTTTCTTGTTCTTTTAATAGAAGATAATCACCATACGGTTTCATTTCCATAACTTGTTCCTTTTTAATTAAAAAATTGTTTGATTGTTTCTGTGTTAATATTATTACCTATCATTCGTTGTTTCTCTGCCCCATCTTCCATTAATATAATAGTAGGAACATTTCGTATTCCCAAAGTTTGGGCTTGGGATGGTGCTTGATCGACATCTATGATTTGAATTGGCAATCCTTGAGATTTCAATGCTTCGATTTTTGGTTTAATCATCCGACAAGGCCCGCACCATGCTGCTGTAAAATAAAATGCTTGCTTCATTTTGTTATAATATAATTAATTTTAATATTGTTTCCAAATGTTGTTGTTACTGTCCAATATGATTTTTCTTTACTCATCTTTGTTTTGGTTTTCTAATTCGTTTATGATTCCTTTTGCCCATATGTTTATGCTCCATGTTAGTGGTGCAAGAATGAGTATAAGAAATAATAATAATTTTAACTTTTCAATCATCTTTGTTTTGGTTTTTAATATCCAACACCCATTCCATTAAATCAATCATACTACATTGTTGATTGAGTTGTTCTTGTATAACTTCAAATTTTTTCAGATATTCTTCCCCACTTGGTGGGTTATTTAAGAAATGAGCTAATTCATCTTTATGTTCATTCATTTCTATTAACTTATTATGTATTTCTTCTCTACTTTTCATCTTTGTTTTGGTTTAATTCGATGTCTATACCATTTAGCGTAAAGTATCGGTATATAATTACTATTTGGTTTTGTTTTACCCATCACACTCCTCTTTCTGTATCGTAAGCAATAATGTGATCTCTACCTGTCATATTATATCCATGTTCAGCTACCATTTCGAACACCAAAGGATACATTTTAATTAGTTCGTCTCTGGTATCACCAGCCGGCATTACATATGTTTTATCTTTTGGAATATTATGATGTACTCGGAAATCTTCTATTTCTTCGAGATTTTGTTCTGTACCGTCCCATACCGGCTTATAGTGGTAATCTGAGTGGTATTGCAACATTTTTTTAATATTTTCGTGATGAAGTCTAAACTTGTTATGCTGCGTGATAAGACGTGAATCAACAGATTTACCACCGGGCGTAGAAACACCAATACGAGGTATACTATTAGAAAACTTAGGACTAAGAGATATGAGGTCGATCGGGTAATCAGTTTCCACAAAGTGCGATCCTTCTGTTTCGATTGTGATAAATATTCCTCTTTCATGGGCAAAGTGTGTTAATTCATTTACCAAAGCCGGATGCATTGTCGGAGAACCTCCTGTTAACATCATTTCTTTGATGTGTGGATTTTTATCATAAATATCAATAATATCCTGAAAGCAGAAGATTCCTTTTTCAGGATGAATACTTGTATACCAACTATCGCACCATCCACCTTCTCCAAAATAGCATCGATGCGTGCAACCTGTAGTTCTAACTGCTATTGTCGGTCTGCCAAATCGACTGCCTTCGCTCTGAACGCACCGATATACTTCTACAATTGGAAGCGTTTTGTTATAGTCTTGTATCCTCATTGTTTTTTTCTTTATTAATGAACTACTCATTGTTATTGGTAACATAATTATTCTTCGTAACTAGCTGAATTTCTTTCATGTTCGTATACTTCGACACGAGTTGCTCTAACTCTGCCATCAGTTTCATCTATTAGAAATTCATTAATAATGTTAAATAAATATTCTGCAAATCGCTCACAACCAGATTCCGGAAGTATTCTCAATTGTATTATTCCTTCTGCATCCATCATTCTAAATGAATCTAAATGCGGATCATCCGATGCAATGATTACTGTGTGATCTAATAACCATGCAAACCAATCTTTAGGAGACATACCTGCAATTTTAGTTTTAGATCGTTTCATTCCGCCAAAGTCAAATACCCAATTTCGATAATCTAGTTCGCCTTCGAACCAAACACGAAATGAAACTGCATAACCATGTAAATACTTGCAATGCGTATTTTCAGCGCGCCATTGACGGAAACATGTAGAATAACCGTCAAATAATTTAGTTGATGTAAATTTAGACATTAATAACCTTTTACAAATTCATAAAACTCTGCTCTTGTAGCATCATCATCTTTAAATGCACCTGTTAACTTGCTTGTCTTCATTGAAGCTCCGCCATGCTTAACACCTCTACACTGAACGCAATTGTGAGTAGCTTCGATCATAACTGCCACTCCATTATTATCATTGATAATAGTATCAATTGCATTGTGAATTGCAACTGTTAATTGTTCTTGTATAGCACCGCGTCTTGCAAAGTGTTCTACTAAACGATTTAATTTGCTTAATCCTATAACTTTGCTGTCATTTCCCGGTATATATGCAACATGCACTTTGCCCATGATCGTTTGATGGTGATGTGAACACATCGACGTTAATGGAATACCTCCTTCGAATACCATACCATCATAGCCATCACTAGGAAATGCAGTTATCTCAGGAGTACCGTTATAACGTCCTGCCCATAAATCATTTACATATGCCTTAGCTACACGTCTAGGTGTGTCATTTGAATTAGGATCATTTCTCCAATCGCACTTAAGTGCATCCAAAAACAAACCAAATGCATTAGCAGCTGCATTGATCATTGTAGTTTTTTCAATTTCAGTGAGAGGGCCTCCTGGAGCAACTCCATTTGCATGACCCTCTTTAACTAGTTCTATACTTTTCTTTATTGTCATAACTTTATTTATATTAATATAATAGTATATTTTATTTTGAATTCAAAGTTTTATTGTTTAAAATAAATTCTTTAATGTATAACTCATATATCCAATCATTTGATTTCACACGCTCCTCCAGCACAAGCTAATTCTCCAGCTAAATCCGTATTATCATCTACTTCTACAATATTTGATAGATTTACCATATTTAGAGATTTCATCATCGTTTCATATGTTTCTTCGCTACAATCTTCAAATGGTGCTTGAGTATATGTTCCTCCATCATATGGTAGTACTGATAATCCGTTATAATATTCTCGATTTGTCCACATCCATTCTCCTGCTAGTTCCCATTCTTCTGGTTTCAGTGAAACTGTTGCTGAAACATTGTGAGTATTATTACCAGTGCGATGTCCTGCTTTTACCCATTCAGTAGCTACTCGTTTAATTCGTTCTAACAATTGGAATGGCGACTCAGTTCTCAATATAGCTCCCTTAGGTGCTTTTTGCGGAATAGAAATTACTGCAGTGTCGTGTGGTCTAAAATATTCATCTTCAATCAATTCTGGATGATTTTGTTTTAAATAAGCATACATTGATTCATTTTTACCTACTCGTATTCTTCTGATATAGTAATCATTATGCCATGCATGAATTCCCGAACTAGTTCCTAATGCTAATGATGTTGTTCCAGCTGGTTTAACTGTTGTAGTACGAGCTGATTTGCGAATATCAATTAATTTAGCAACACGTGCATTTTCTCGTTTAACGATATCTGCTGCTTTTGTCATATCATATCCTAATACAGTGCCAGAACCAATACCTGTCATTGATACTCCAATTAACGCATCTTTTTCAGTAGTGTCTCTCCATATTTCACGAAGATAATGAAAATCGGTATATCCTGCTTGTAATGTACCAATAAATGAAGCTGTTTTTACTCGTTCTTCAAAGTCTTCTTGTGATTCAATATCCGATGCATTTACTTCGCATAAGTTACAAAACTGATAAGGTCTAAGTGCAATTTCACAACAAGGATTTGTTCCCCAATCTTTATCATTTGAAAAATAAATTCCTGGTTCTCCAGCACCTGATAATTCTACTCGTTTCCATAAATCTAAAAAATATTGTTTTGTTATTTTATGTCGCATCAATACCGCAGAATTATTTGCTCGACCTCGTTGTGGATTGTTTTCCCACCAAGGTCCAGATTTACATGAAATCATTTCGGAATCGTCTGCCGAAAACAATGATATAAGAGCAGCTCTTCGAATTCCTCCTGCTAAAACTGCGTCTGCAATATGACATACAATATCATGAGTTTCTAAAGTAGTTAATCTTTCTCCATCTTCTTTATCTTGGAGTATTCCTTTTATTTTTAGAATGCATTCTTTTAATGGTTGTGGACCTGGAGCTTTTCCTCCTGATGTTACAAGCTGTGCTCCTTTTGGCCGAATATCTGAAAAGTCAAATTCTATACGACTTCCTCCGTAAAAATATGATTTCATTAAAACTTTAATTGCATCCGCCCAGCCTTCGATGCTGTCTCCAATTAAAAATCGTTTTTTTCTTTTTGTATATGGCTTTCGTATAGCAGGCAATTTTTCAACATGGTGTTTTTGTACAGAATATCCAACTCCAGTTCCGCCTAAAAGCAAAAACATTGTTTCGGCAAATGAATCTGGATGATTAATTGGCAAGTATGCACAGTTATAAATTCGGTTAGGAGATATTTCAATTGGCTTTCCTCCAAATTGCAGACTTCTCATTGACGGCAAAACTTTTTTATCATAAACAAGTTTATAATTTTCTTCAATTTGATTTCGTAATTCCGGATACCGTTTAATATGCATATTCTTGTTACGCGTTACGAGTTCTTCCCAAGTTTCCCGGCGATTTTGTTCCGGTAAATACTTGGCATACTTCATATAAACTGTAATGTCTGATAAAATTTTGTTGGAAATATCCATGTTTATTGCTCCTATTTAAAAATGTTTATAGATAAAAAATGGTCGGTTGATAGTGCCGACCTTTTATTTAATAATAAATATATCGTTATCCTAGTGTTCCACCGAGATCTTTAAACTTTTGTGCCAAACTTTTTTTCATTAAGTTTTCTCCGGTCTTCATTGTCTGTGTAGTTTGTTTTCCTTGAGTAGTTTGTGGCTCATAGAATTGAAACTGTCCATTATTTGTGTTAATTTTACTAGGTAAAGTTATTCCGTCTGGGCCGAATCTATTTTTAATTACATGGCCTCTACCTGTGCCTGATAACTTATCTTCAACTTTTCTTGACAATGACATTAAAAAGTCTGCAACCATTACTTTTCCATATGAAGAAGCAATTTTATCTGCTTCGATAATGTCTTCCTCCAATGCAGAACGGCCTGCTTGCGATGCAGTCCAAACTGGAATCTCGTACTCTCCTGCCATTCCCCGTAGTTCTTCGTAAAGTTCTTCAAGAGCTTCATGTTTATCCTTTTTGGTATTAATCTTCAACAAGTCTCCGTAATCAACAATAACTAAATCTGGATGTGTGCCTAACATTATCGTTTTTTCTAGATGTGCTTTCAATCCCATTACACCAACTGACTTGGTTGGGAAATATCGAATAATCAACTCACCTGGCAATTTATCCATTTTGTCTTGAATTTCATCTTGATGATGTTTTAAGTTTTGTGCAGATATTCCAGTAACTACAGAATCATAACGTTGCCCTACATAATCTTGATTTAATTCTAATGTATAATGGATTACTGTTTTGCCAGCTTTTAACGCATTAGCTCCAATATTGATAAGCATCCACGATTTACCAATTCCTGCAGGTGCCATTACGACTCCTAATTCGCCTTGAGCCAATCCACCATCCATTAAATCGTCAATTACATCCCATCCGGTAGTAATAGTATCCCGAGCTGCTTCATTGTATCGTATTGCTACATCTTTTTTATAGTCTAATCCGATATCAGTATCCGCGCCAGCTTTCATTGCAGTATCAATCTTCGTTTTAATTTCCTCATATTTACCTGAGGCTAATAATGATACTGAATCTTCAATTGCTCGTTTAAGTTCCTGATTTTTACAGAACTTTAGAATTTCTTGCTTAACGAATTGTAAATCTTCCGATTCCATGAACCGGAACACTTCTTTCAATTGTTCTAAAATTGCAGCTTTTAATACACCCTCTTGACCGTCATCTGAAAGTTCTGTTAATTTAACCTTTAATACGTCTTTTGTTGGGGGAGTTTTATATTCATAAAAATGCTCAATAACAACATCAAGAATCCATATGTTTGCATCTGATTCAAAATATTCTGGTAGTATGATGTCTACAATTTGTTGCAGAAACGATCGATCCTGGAACATTGCTGCAATAGCTTTTACCTGGAAAGACCAACCGTATTCATTTAATTTGTCTGTCATACAATTATATTAATAAAATAAAATATATATTCAAAAGTTTTAGTGTGTTTGTTGTGCAAAAGCATGCAAAGATAACCAGGTATTGTTTAACCAATCTGGAAGATTCTTCATAACTGACCACATTTTATCTTCCATGAATATTTTTCGAAATTCTGGCTTATCTAAAAGTGGTATGGGTTGCGAAACTATATTTCTGATATTAGATTTATGTGTTGCAGAAATATCAAATAACTTTAAATTCATTAATTGATAGTTCTGTTCTAATATCTGTTGATGATCAGTAACCTTTTTATATTTTGATGATTCTGTTATAAGTTTCGTTGATTTATCTAATACTTGCTCTACACTATATGGTTCTGGGTTTGTTAATTCTGGATATAATTTTGCAATAGTCTTTGGACCTATACCGGATATACCAGGTATATTGTCAGACTTATCTCCAGTAAATGATCTGTATACCACATAATTGCTTGGATGTACTCCAAACTCTTCCAGAACCGTTTCTGTGGTATATAATTTTTTCTTGATAGGACTCCATATCTGTACTTGGTCATCTACAAGTTGATAGAAATCTCGATCTGTACTTACAATTGTAATTTGCTTGCTTGTATCTTGATACATATCCGCAATATAAGCAATTGTGTCGTCTGCTTCAATTCCATCAATAGCTAAGAATGTAACAGGTAAACAGTCGAGATATGAAACTAATCGACTAAACTGATAACGCATTGCTTCTTGTTCATCTGCAATTGTAGCATAGTGATGATCGTGACGTCTTAATTTGGTTTTATTAGCTCTATTACCTTTGTAGTCTTTATATATAGATTTTCTTCGACGACTTCCTCCCCTACCGTCAAATACAATTATGCATCTGCTAGGTTTAAAGTCTCGAACTACTTTGCCTATAGAAAATAAAAATCCAGTAATACCTCCGACGTGTTCACCATCTTCATTTGTACTCGGTGTTGCACCGAATGCTCGGATAAAGGTATTGAGTCCGTCAAATACCAAGATGCGATCATTAACATCTGACGGACTCGTTTCCTTTTCTTTCTGTAACTCTTTGAATAAACGTTGATACTTGTTCATTAACCTTCTTCGTTTATAACTTCTTCGTCTACTTCAATATCGTCAATACCTCCATCTACTCCTGCTTGATATTTGAAAATATAAGCATCGCAAATTCTTTGATATAAACGATTTGCCATTTCTTGATTCATTAGAACCTTGTCCATGAAATCCTTTGACTGAAATTTAACTTCTCCTAATACCTCACCAGTTTCAAGATCTACATCTTCATATGAATACCAAGCTCCAGCCTGTGATACTAGTTTAAAGTCTTTCATTACATTTAGCCATCCTCCATAGTTGTCAATTCCGCTATCAAAATAAATGTCATAATCAATTGAACGAAGCGGCGGACCCATTCTGTTTTTAATTACTACACAACGAGTTTTAATTCCTACTACTTGTTCTTTGCCGTTAACTTTGGCTTTGATTTGACCAATTGACTTTAAGCGTAATCTAACTGATGAATGGAATGGAAGTGCTTTACCTCCTGAGGTAGTCCATGGATCTCCAAATGATACGCCTAGTTTAGTTCTGAGTTGATTTGTGAATATCAAGCATATTCTTTCTCGAGCAATCCAGTTTGTAACCTTACGCATTGCTTTTGAAAGGATAATTGATTTCGAGGTTGCATAACCATCTTTATCATACTCAGCATCCATTTCAATTTTAGTTGAAGCTCCCATTACAGAGTCGACTATAATTGTAACTAAACGATCATTGTCAGATTTACGTACATTCTCTACAATTGTTTCAATAGTTTCAAATATCTCTTCAATTGTTTCTAATGGCACATAAAGCATTTTATTTAAATCTGCGCCAATAGCAGTTAAGAACTCGGCACTGGTTGCAGCTTCTGTATCAATATATACTGCTAACCCACCTTTCTTCTGTGTTTCTGCAAGTGCATGTGCAGCAAGCAAAGACTTACCAGAAGCTTCTAACCCTGTTATTTCAGTAATTCTACCAACAGGAAAGCCACCATTTGGTCGATTTGAAATTGCTAAATCCAACATAGAACATCCTGAACTAACCCATTCTTTTACATTAGTCGGAGCATCTTCGTCGCCAGCTAAAAAGAATGCAGTTTTATAATTCTGCCCTTTAAACTGTTTGTTAATGCTGTCTGCTAATGTTGAGGCTAATGAATCTTCCAGTTCACCTTTAGACTTCGACTTCTTTTTTGCCATGGATAAACTCCTAATTAATTATTAAAAAGATCATTGAATGCAGAAGATACATCAGTATGCTTTGTTTCAGTTGCTGGTTCGTCAGCTGCATCTGTAGTTGCTTCTTCACTGCTTTCTGCCGTAGTGCTAGTCGTTTCATTGCTTGTAACATCTGCACTATCATCTTCTGGGTTCATCCACTTTTTCAAAGCTTCTTCTAGCTCGTCATAACTAGGCTCTGCATAAATGTCAGTAATTTTTATCTGATTCATGATTTTCTCTGCAATTGCTTTGTCTTCAGTTGCAGGAGATGTGTTAGGTTTAACACGAATTGATGTTTTAGGATATTGACCTGGACCTTCTGCTGGTGTAAACTCAACATCGATATCACGACCACTCATCAAATCTGTAATGTCACCATAATCAGGATCTGTGATGATTGATAGCAATTCCGAATAAATTGTTTTACCGAAGCCCCAGAACTTTACACCCTCAGACTCTTTACCACGAACAATAACTGGAACATATGTACGCATCTTTGGTTCGATCTTTCTACCTTGAAGCCAATCTTCTTTATCTCCAGTTGCTTTTAATTTATCTGCAAATTCTACAATTGGATCTGCATTACCAAATGTAATTGGCGAAAGCATACTACGCTTTGCAATTTCATAGTGGAAATACATTTCTAGGAAAGGATTTTCTTTGCGGTGAACGTAAGGCACGATTCGAATTCGTGTCTTGCCTGCTTCAGGCTTCCAAAGATTTTGTTTTTTGTTGTCACTGTTGTTTAATTGGTTAAGTTTGTTTTTAATGGCGTCTAAGTTAAGTCCCATTTTACTCCTTTTGTTAAGTTATTAATTTATGTTATTTATTAATTATATAGTAAATAATTAATCCGTTAAGTCCAAATAAATTGTTAAGTTTTTTTAATTATTTTTTTAATTAAATATTGTCGTTACCAGTATCATTTTTTACTAGTTTCGACGCTGACAATGAAATTAAGTTTTGTCCTCTATTCCATCTAACAACGGCTTCTACGCCGCCTTTTGCTCTTTTTAGTTTTTCAACTACCCCATCTGTAATATTTCCTTCTGGGTATGTTACTTTATCTCCTACTGCTAGGTCATAATCACTATATTTCAAATAACCTGTGCTTCGAAGTTTTGCAAGTGCCTGATCTGCTCTCATTCGATACTTACTCAACCAATCATAATTGTCGCGCATATACTTCCATTCTACACCATCTGCTCGGTCTTGCTTTATCTCAGCTTCTTTTTCTAATGATGAAGCTACATTTTGCCAATATGCACGAAGTAATTTATTTGCTGGTTCGGTCATTTGCTTTGCTGTGAACATGTATCCAGTTGGTGGAGTATTATACTTTGTATGGATATTATCCCAGTTCAGATCATTTGTGATACCTGTTGCATCATAATCTGATTCTAACAATATGTTTTTTAATTTAATCATTGACTAATTAAATAATCATATACATCCGTTTCCGTTATACCGTGTTTTTCAGCAAGGTCAGGATCTTGTATATCTACATCTTGTATGTCTCCTTCGGCATCATATATAACACGGAGATCAATTGTGTCTTTACCAATTTTTATTTCACAATCAAATTCTAAATCCGATACCATACGTGTTATATCATATGTTAACCGGCCGGTTTCCGGATCTCGTATATTTTCATCTTCGATGTGTGCTTCAATGTCTCCAATCGTTTCATCTACAAATTCAGAGTCTAGTTTTCCTTTTTTATATAATGTCAAATTAGAATAATTTAAATCTACATTAATATGATTTACGTGTATTTCTAAATTTGAAGCATTGCTTGAAGGATTATATGGTTGATTTGAATTACCTGGTGATGCATCCAATATATCGAAAGGAATTCCTTTAACGCCACCTTGGCCTGGTCGTTGTTCTACTAATAATGTTTTTAATCGTATCATCTTGATTATCCTTGAAATCTAGTATATGGTTTAACATCTGCGGGATTCTTTTTAGATTTTTTTATTTCAACCTTAAAAAATACCATCATATTTTTTCCGCGGGTGGTTTCATTTTTAAAATAGCTATAAAGATTCTTCCATGCATCTTCGCTGTCTTTTCCGAGAGAATACCACCCTTCAGCATCTTCTAAATTGGGTTGGTATGCAGTAACAAAAAAGATTTCGTAAAGATCTTCTTGATCCTTTGGAAATACACTGTCTAATATAGCATCAATCATTCGATCACTAAGTCCTTGGTCTTGTAACCATACATGAGCAGATTCGTAACTATTCCAATTATTATTTTTTATAATTTCTTTATAATAATCTTGGCGATCTTCGCTAGATTCATTTAAATTCTTTGCTTTAAATCTAGATAAGTTTTTTGATAAAATATGTTTCATAGTTTTGTTATCTGTATATTATATAATATAAATATTACATTACCAAGAAAACCTTTTATAAAATTGTAACTCAATAATTCGATAACCATCATCAGAATCCGTTAAAATAAATGAATTTTGATATCTAGGCCAATCTAATTGAAATGTCTTATCCAATACGCCATTATTAACTGCTTGTATAACAGCATTAAGTGCATTGACCGTATACAGGGTATTTGTTTCTTTTTTTCGATGTATACTAATTGTATTTAACCCTCGTTTCTTGGTATCAGAAACATTATAGGTGCAAAATAAAGAATCTGTATCGTCTGCATTTGAGAATACAAATATTCGTTGTTCTGGAATTTCATAATGTGTTTGTATGTGATCTATGATTATGTTTAAATCTGATCTATGTGCAAAGGTGCAAAGTAGTTGTGTTTTCAATTGTTTAGTCTTTTTTAGCTGTTATATTTAACCCTAATTGAGAGCCATATATAAATAACTGATTATTTGCAAATGTAGCAATTGCTGGAGATAATCTATCGTTTCGACATTTTATTTGATTATAAATATTTTTAGATGTTTCTAAATATAAAACCTTTGTGCCTTTAATAATCATGCCCCACCATGAAACTTTCATAATTTTTTCTTTTAATGTATTGTCAATTATTTTACAAAATGACTCGATTAATTTATCTAGATTATCATCTAATGTATAAAACTGTTCTATTCGATTTCTTAATTTTTGAATTATTACAATATCTGTATTTTCTGATGATCTTAAAAATTGACGAATCTGTTTTTCATACTCTTCATGATCTAAAAAATCTAAAATTTCATTAATACTATCCCGGGTATTAGAAGCATTGACTTGTTTTCCGCTTAGTAGTTCAGCAAAATTTAAAAATTGATATAATAATTTACGACCGATTGGTGGCAATGTTCCAAAATTAAATTTAATGTTAGTATAATTTTTTAATGACACACTTTCTCCGTCAATTTCTACATCAGACACAATTGACGATTCTTCGGTTTCAGTTGTGCTTTCTACACGTCCATCAAACACAATAGCTAACCATAATTCACTCGGATCGCCGTATGTAATTTTGACTGTTTTCATGATTAAATCATATAATATTTCTTCTATACCGCGTATTGGGTATGCTCCCCGTTCTAAAGATTTATTTAAAGGATTTTTAATTAATTCAATTAATTCTTTGGATCGATCATTAGAAATTATTGCTTTTATTAATAAATCAAAATCAATATAATTTATTGAATAAAGTTTTAAAGTATCATTTAAATCTTGATATAAATTTAGTTCGAGTTCTTCTTCATCTTCATTCAGCCCTCGGGCCTGTGTAACTATGCGATTGGCATCTGTCTCGGATAAGTCAGTCATTTCCATGATAACGTCGTGGAGCACATCATAATCTGCATCACAAGTTGGATAGCCGGACTCGAGTCGAAATGTCCATTCGGTTAATATTGAATCTATTGTCATAACGTGATATCTCGCATTTTACTATAAATATCGCCAACTTTACATTTAACCGGGAAATTTCCCGATTGCATTATGTCTTGTATTTGTGGTAAAATGTGCTTTGCTTCTGATAACGGTACATCGAATAATACCGAATCATAAGTATATAGTATCATGCAAGTTTCACTTGAACTTAATAAATTTAATACTTGGTCTAGTTTCCTAACCGAAAACTCTGTTTCTAAAGACTGTAAATAATAATTGAATAATTTGTTTGCTGTCATATCCGGAAACTGCTCACGAGTCATGGTTCTACGGTCTATTGCCGTTCTTATATAGCCTTGTTTTTTCCATTGGTTCCATAGATTCCATATAAAATCATTAACCTGTTTAAAGAACGGTATTGCTAAGAATTCTCGGTCTATTCCTCCATATAATAATCGAAATGTTATTTGTTTACTTTGTTCGTATTGCTCAGTAGTAAGTGTATCTGTGCTAAAATAAAATCGACCAAAATATTCATGCACACTCCCTTCTGGCAATTTATAGCCTATTAGTTTAGCAATCAGTCTAACGTGGTAAGCATCAAAATCCATTTCAACTAATGCACCTTGTTCAAATCTACTACAGAATGCTGATCTAGTACCGTCTTCTTTATTCATTGCTGCAAAATTGAATCCGCGGTATGCATTACTAGGTCTACCTGTTGATGTATGATAGTTGTAATTGGTATAAACCTGATTGTTATGAACGGCAACTGGTTGTGGGAAACGTTCATTAACTTGCAGACCAGCAGATTCAATTGCAGCAAAAACTTTTGGATATAATGAATTAAATGTTTTATATGATTCTGTTAATTTAACATTTCGTATCATGGGCCAAGCATACTTGCGTATTTTCTGGCACATAGCCGCATGTTGCATAATAGGTATAATTGCATTAACATGAGCTAATTGATGATGTCGTCTTTGATAAAAATGATGTGCTGGCTGTAAATATAAACTGTCATTATAGG